GTCATTATTAGATAAATGTTGTTCTATTTTATCTAAATTGTCATTATTAGATAAATGTTGTTCTATTTTATCTAAATTGTCATTATTAGATAAATGTGAATGATTAATTTTTAAAATATTAGTTTCTTCTGAACTATTTTTAGAAGAAATTATTGAATTTTTATTATGTTGTTTTTCTAAAATATTATATTTCTTCTGTAAATTAGCAAATTGATATTCTTTTTCATCTAAACGTTTATGTATTGATGAAATAAATGATACTTTTTTAAATTCTTCTAACTCATTATTTTTTTTGTTTAATTCCTGTTTTTCTAAATTAATTTCATATAGAATTTTATCGACTTCTAAATTTTTTTCTATGTAATTATTTTTAAGAATATTTAATTCTGTAAAAAAATTATCTATTGATTTAACAAAATTACTATTAACACTATAAAATTGATTTTTTAAAGAATTAAAAGAAATATCAATTGATGATAATTCATCATCATTATTATTGCTAATCATTTATATAAGAATTATATATTAAAACTTTAAGTAATTAACTTACTGAAAGTTTTAATATATAATATATATAATTTATTAATTCTTTATATATTATACTAAGAATTATTATATTTTATAAGACTACGATTGATTTTATTTAATATTCTACTGCTTATATTTAAAATAGAATCATGAACAAATGGAAAATTTTTTCGCATTGGAAAAATAATATCAATAAAAAAATTTTCTGGATTTTTAAAATAAAAAAAAGGTTGTTTAATATAAGGACTAATTTGTTTTAATTTTTGATTTATATTATTTAATTCACGTTTGGATATTTTATTTAATTCAGGAATATTATTAATATTAGGTAATAAAATATTATTGAACATTAAATGTGGATCAATTATAATTTTTGGATTTTCTAAGACTTGATAAACCATAGGTATATATGACGAAATTCGTTGGTTAATAAATGAAAGTATGTCTCTAATATATTCATCTTGTTCATTGATATTAATTAAATATTTTCTAGATGTAATAACAAATTGTAAATACAAATCTACAGTATCAGCAAACAATGGAATACATTCTAATGCTGACATATATGCTAATCCCCATTGTTTTCTAGATAAATTGATATACATTGAAATAATTTCGGTAAAATTTTCTAATAAATATTCAAGAGGTTCTTCTATTAAATGAGCTACAGGTGCTACAATAGATACTGCGGTGCCTACGCCAGGTATAGCTTGTGCCACATCAATTAGTGAACCAGTTACAGGACCAATTAATTGAGATAATGGTTTTAAAATTACATCGCTAATATCAAGGATTATTCCCAAGATATCTAAAGGTATTTCAATATTTTGACCGACACCAGGCAAATTTTCTATAGACCATAAAGGAAAAAAAATCCAATTAAATAATACACTATTTTTATTTATATAGTTAGTTATTGTAGACGAATATTCTTTTATATTATTTTCTATACTACCTCCATATCCATTATAAGGTAAACTTTTATTTTTATTTTTTCTTAATTTATAAATTTTTTTGTAAAAATTACTAATTTTTTTTGCATAATTATTATATATATATATTGCTTGAATTTCAGTTAGAAAAATATTACCATCAATGTCTTTTAAATTATAAATCATATTAATTTTTTCTTGTTTGCTTAGTTTTTTATTATTGTAAATTTTAAATAATTTGAAAATAAGTAAATTAAGATGATATATATATGATAAAAATTGAGATTCATTTAAAATAAAATTATATTTATAATTAATTTTATTTATATATTTTAAAATGTTTTTACTATTAACATTCATATAATTTAATATAAAAGTATAAAATATTTTTATATAAGTAAGTTTATATATTTTTAAAAATAAATTAAATAAAAATAAATGACTATAAAAAAAATTTGTTTAAATATGATTGTAAAAAATGAAGCTCACGTTATACAATCAGTATTAGAATGTATGTCCAAATATATAGATTATTATATAATATCAGATACAGGTTCTACAGATGATACAAAAAAAATAATAAAGGATTATTTTGATAAAATAAATATAGAAGGAGAAATATATGACGATGAATGGAAAAATTTTGGATATAATAGATCAAAAGCTTTAGAACATTGTGTTGGAAAAGTAGAATATTGTTGGGTAATTGATGCGGATGATTTAATAGTAGGAGATATATTTTTACCTGAAATTATGGATAAAGATTCATATAATGTAATATATGGTAAAGATTTTTGTTATAGAAGAAAACAAATTTTCAAAACAGATAAAAATTGGCGTTATGTAGGTGTATTACATGAATATCCTGCTTCTGATACAGCAAAAACTGAAGCTAATTTAGAAGGAGATTATTATATAGATTCAAGAAGATTAGGAGATAGAAATAAAAATCCTGATAAATATAAGAAAGATGTAGAAACATTATTAAAAGGATTAGAAGATGAGCCTAATAATGATAGATATTATTTTTATTTAGCACAAAGCTATATGGATAATCATGAATATGAAAATTCTAATATATATTATTTAAAACGTTTTAATATGGGAGGTTGGGTAGAAGAGCAATATTTTTCATTATTTAAAATAGGTGAAAATAATATTAAAATGAGAAAAAATAAAGATATAATTATTGAATCTTTATTACGTGCTCATAAATTTAGACCAAGTAGATTAGAAGCATTATATGAATTAGTAAATTATTTATTTTATGATCAAGAAAATAAAGATATTGCTAAAGCTGCAGAATATGCTAACTTAGCATTAAATAATGTTCCTATAACTGAAGATGTTCTATTTGTATCAATGTATTTATATCAACATAAATTTTTAGATTTAGCCTCATTAGCCTATTTTTATAATAAAGAATTTGATAAATCACTAAAATGTATAAATTTAATATTAGAACGTCAAAAATATCCTTTAGATCAATTATCTAGATACGAAAAAAATAGAGGATTTTGTATTCCTCATATTATTGACAAATTAGTAGAATATCCTGAAGAAAAGATTAATAATTTAAATAAATATATAAAAGAAAAATTTTCTATAAAAATTTTATTTACAATAACTACTTGTAAAAGAATAGATTTATTTATTAATACTATAAATTCATTTATTAATTGTTGTAAAGATATAGATTTAATTGATAAATTTATATGTATAGATGATAATTCATCAAGTATAGATAGAAAAATAATGAAAGAAAAATATCCTTTTTTTGATTTTATATATAAAGATAATTCTGAAAAAGGACATTGTATAAGTATGAATAAAATATTAGATTTGATAAATATTTATAATGTTAAATATTTAATTCATTTAGAGGATGATTGGAATTTTTATGCTGAAAGAAAATATATAATAGATTCATTACTAATTATAGATAATACTATTAATATTAAACAAGTATTATTTAATAAAAATTATGCTGAATTATATGATGAACATTCTATTAATATAGCTGGAGGTATACGTAAAAATATAGGAACTAGGTCATACATAGAACATGAATATTATGAAGAAGGTTCCGCTGAGTTATTTGAATTTTATAATAAAATTCAAGGAAAAAGTTCATGTGCTTATTGGCCTCATTTTTCATTCAGACCATCTATTATTGATTGTAATATATTTAAAAAAATTGGTAAATACAGAACTACTAATGGACATTTTGAAATGGATTATTCTAAAAGATTTTATGAAAAAGGATATAAATCAGCTTTTTTTGAATCACTAAGTTGTTATCATACTGGTAAATTAACAAATGAAACAAATAACGATAAACCAAACGCTTATAATTTAAATAATGTATGTCAATTCACAGCGAAAGAAAATATAACTATGGATATTAAAGATATAAAAGCAAATATTAAAATAGTAAATTTAAAACGTAGAGATGATAGAAAAGAAAATATGAAAAAAAAATTAATAGAAGCTGATATATCAGTATATGATTTTATAGAAGCAGTTGATGGAGAAAAATTGGAAGCAAATAAAAATTTAGAAAAATTATTTAGAAATAATGATTTTGGCAGTAGAAGAGGAGTAATAGGATGTGCATTGTCACATTATAAATTATGGCAACAATTAGTAGAAGATGATGATTATAATTATTATATAATATTAGAAGATGATATTGATTTATGTAAAAATTTTGGACAAAAATTAGACAAACTTAGGAAACAAATGGAAGAAAAAGACATTGTATTTTTAGGATATTCTATGTATCAAAAAGAAAGAGAAAAAGTAAAAGAATTATATAACAATGATAATAAAAATCCTATTATACAAAATTTAAATACAAATTTATATGTAGGTGGCACATTTATATATAGTATAAACAAAATAGGTGCTAAAAAATTATTAAAATACATCAAAAAAAATGGTATTAAACATGGTATAGATTATGTAATGGTAAAAAAAAAACAAGTTGGTTTGGAATGTTTTGAAACTATACCATCTATGGGTTTTACAGAATGGAATGAAGAAGGGAAAACAATTGATTCTGATATTCAAAATAACTTCGAATCAATTGATTTTAGTGAAATTACAAAAAATTTAGATAAATTTATTTTTATTCCAGATAAAGATATAATAGGTCATGATTTATTTCATAAAGCAGGTGATAAATATGACTTTGCTGATATTGCAATAGAAAATGATAAATGTATAGCATTTAATACAGCAGGATATTTTAAAGATACAATATCATATTTAGAAAAATCTATATATTTTAAAGATGGAGATGGTATTTATATTAAAAAACATATTTATGAAAAAAATGAAGAAACATTTCAATCTTATGAAAAAGAAAAAGAAAAAAATAATAATATTTATAAAGATCAATATATATTTTTTCCATTAGTTGATTGGAGTAATAATGATTGTCATTATGAATATAATTCTTTATCAAAATTAATGAAAATGGGAATTGATGATGAAAAATGTGTAGGTTTTAATACATTAGGATTTTTTAAAGATTATATAGATATTTATAATCTAAAACATTCGATCTATTTTAATGCAAATGATGGTATTTATATAAAAAAAAAATATTATGAAAAAATAAAAAATAATATTATAAGAGTTAAAATGTTATGTAATTGGTGCACATCAGAACAACTATGTAAAGAATGGTCAAATATGTGTGAAAATAAGTTTACATGGAAAAATATAGAAATTACCTGGGAAGATAATTTTATTGATTATTATGTTATTATAAATTATCCACCTAAAGATGCTTTTTATATTCCTGAAAAAACAATTGTGTTTCAAATGGAACCATGGATTGTAGATAATTCAAAGCAATGGGGCGTTAAAACATGGGGGGAATGGGCAGAACCTTCTGTTGATAAATTTTTACAGGTTAGAGGTAGAAAAACTAAATATCACAATAATGCATTCTGGCAATTAGAATTAAATTATAATGAATTGCAAAATTTAAAATATAATAATAAACAAGATAAACTAAGTAGTATATGTAGTTCTTTTTATTTTGATCCAGGACACATTGCAAGAATAGATTTTTTGAAATTTTTAGAAACAAAAGGCGATATTGATATAGATATTTATAGTTATGATAATAAACATAATTTTAAAAATTATAAAGGTCCTTTGTATCATTATATTGATAAATCTAAAGGCTATGTACCTTATAAATATTATTTTATGATAGAAAATAATTTTGAAACAAATTTTATTACTGAAAAATTATGGGAACCGATATTATCTGAAACACTAGTTTTTTATTATGGATGTCCAAATGTTAGTGAATATATAGATGAAGATGCTTATGTATTATTAGACATAAATGATTTTGAAAAATCATATAATATTATCAAAAGGGCTATTTCGGAAGACTGGTGGACACAAAGAATAAGCACTATTAAAAGAGAAAAACAAAAAATACTTAATGAATTACAATTTTTTCCAGTTATAAGAAATATAATAAGTAATGATCAAAAACAAAAAATGCAATTATTTAATTTCTTAAATTTATATAAAAATCAAGATATTAGTCAATTTACAAAATCTAATAATTGCATTCATCATTTATCTATTATACAATATTTAGTTGGTAAATTAAAACCAAATATTATATTTGAAATTGGCACTGATTGGGGACATTTTCCTTACATTATAAGCCCTATAACTAACGGGATAATCTATTCTCTGGATATGTTTAACAATGATAAATATAATGAAATATTAACACAAAAATCTAAATTATTACAATATAATTTACTTAATAAAGATAATATCATTTTCATTAATGAAAATTTAAATACTAAATATTCCGAAGAATTTGATAAAAAAATTGATATTTTACATTTTAATAATATCACTGATTATAAACGATTTGAAAAAATTTGTTCCATCTTTTTAGGAGAAAAAAATAAAATTCATAATAATTCTATTATTTTAATTCATAACATAATATCTAAAAAACATACAATAGGAAAATTTTTTGCGGATATTCAAGGATTTTATAAAATTTATTCTGAACATACTGCCGGTTTAGGTATATTAAGTAAAAATCAAGATATTATAAATGATATATATAATAATTTTTCAAATGATATCAATAATCCACTTTATAAAATGAATAATTGTTATAATAACAATCAAAAAAAAAATTATTGTTTTATACATAGCTGCACTATTGAAAATAAAGGAACAAAACGTCTTGATAATATAATTAATTATATAAATAATAAACCAAACTTTATTAATAGTATAGAAAAAATATTTATTAACAATATTGGATTAGCTATTGATAAAGATTATGGTCCTAAAATTGAAATTACTAATTATTCTAATAATACCAATCTATATGAAAAATGCACGTTAAATAAAATTAAAGATTTCTCCGAAAATTATCCAGATGTAAACATTCTATATATGCATAATAAAGGTATAAGTTATGATCATAACAATTATTTTATTAATGATTGGATAAATTATATGTTATACTTTTTAATAGATAAAAATGAATATTGTATAAATTTATTAAATAACTATAATACAATAGGTGTTAATTATCATAATCTTAATAATAATGCTAAACATTATAGTGGAAATTTTTGGTGGAGTAATTCAGATTATCTTAAAAATTTAGATTCATTAGATGAAACTATTGAAGATAAAGCAATTGGAGAATTATGGTTACTTAATAATTCATTTTCTAATGATAAATTAAAATATTATTGCTTGCATTATTCAAACATTAATCATTACCTTGAAAAATATCCATCTATAACTTATAATATTGAATAAATTAAATACAAATTTAAAATTTTTCTTGTAAATATTATCGTAAAACAAATAATTATTTAAAGATTTTTAATTAATATATATTAAAAATCTTTAAATGTTTAATAATGAACTTAGAATAGCATCTATTGGTAATGTAGATTCTGCTAAATCTACTACAATTAGTTGTATAGCATACGATATATTAGATAATGGAAGAGGTGAAGCTAGAAAAAAAATATTACAACATCGTCATGAAGAAGTATCCGGAAGAACTTCATCAATAACACAACATTATATATATAAAAATAATAGGTTAATAAATTTTATAGATCTTGCTGGACATGAAAAATATCTTAAAACTACAATGTCTGGATTAAGTGGTTGTTTTATTGATTATGCAATGGTAACTATTGGCGGTGACAGAGGTATTATAGGAATGACTAAAGAACACATTGGAATAGCAATTGCATTAAACATACCTATATTTATTGTTATAACTAAAATTGATATAAGTCCTCCTGACAAATTAGAAAAAATTATTCAAAATACAACTAATTTAATGAGATGCAAAGCAGCAGGTTCAAAAGAAATAATAATTATAAATAATAATGATAATATTGATTTATTAAATAACTGGCAAAAAAAAAATATTTGTCCTATATTTTTAACATCAAATACTAAAGATTTAAATCTTACAAATCTTAAAAATTTTGTGTATAATTTACCTTCTAAATATAAATTGAATTTAAATAGTAATAATAAAGTTTTTGTAATAGATGATGTTTTTAAAGTTAAAGGAGTTGGTATTGTATTATCTGGTATAACTCGCGAAGGAACTATTAAAATTGGTGATCAAATATATTTAGGACCTTTTCATGGAAAATTTAAACCTGTTATTATTAAATCATTACATGATAATTTTAAAAATTCAATTGAAAAAATTGAGTCTGGATCAAGTGGATGTATTAATATAAAGTTTATTAATAATAAAAAAGATTATGTATCAAAAAATGATATTAAAAGAGGTATGGTCATTATTTTAAATCCACAATGTATTAAGGAATTTAAAGCAGATGTTATAATATTAAAACATCCTACTACAATAACAAGTAAATATCAACCTGTTATTCATTGTGGTTCCGTAAGACAAACCGCAAAAATTAATCTAATGAGTAATAATTTATTAAGAACAGGTGATAAAGCAACCATTGACTTCGAATTTCTATTTCATCCTGAATTTATTGAAATTGGAAGCAAACTTATTTTTAGAGATGGAAATACAAAAGGAATTGGCACAATTACTAATGTTAAATATAAATAAATATTCTTATTTAAAATTATAAAATAATTATAAATTTATGAATAAATTCAAAATACAAATACCTATTATACATTATTATTCTACATATTTACATTTTATGGAATCATTATTATCTAATAAAAATAAAATAGAATTTTATGGCTTAGAATTTCAAATAACCGAAACATATATAGGTTATATTTATGATTTAATTAAAGAATATAATTTTATTATTTATTATCCTTATACTAATAGAATACAACATATTATACAATATAATAATAAGTATAATAATATAGAAAATTATCATAGTAATATAATTAGATTTGTATTTAGTAAATTTAATTATTTATATAAAATGAAATTTTCAAAAATTTTAAATGAAAATTATGAAAAAGTATATATAATTAAAAAAATTAATTTAACTTGGTTAATTTATTTAGGTAATGAATTACCATTTTTATGCACATTTAATGAAACATCTCCGAATGATATTCATGGTTCTATCTTAGATTCATTAATTGAAAAATTTCATAAACAATCTATTATAGTTGGAATAATTCATATTAATCAACATAAACTTATAAAACCTTTCTTTTCAAAATGCACATATAAAGTTCCTAAAAATACTGATAATTTTTATAAAATAATTTTTATAGGAACATTTACAAATGATTATAATATTACTTTCTATACTATTTTATATTAAATCTATTTATTAACATTTTTAATTAATATATGTTAAAATTTTTATTGTATAAAATATCTGTATTAGGATTTGGATTTAATATATTGCTATTAATCGGACTTGAAAAAATATTTATATTATCGTTGTTCCAACTATTATTTAAAACAACTTCCATTTCTTGTAAATAAATTAAACTTATTTTTCTTATTTTATTAATAGTTTTTTTTAATATCAAAGTATTAGAATTATATATTGATGAATTTATTATCAATGATAATAAATTATTAATAGCCATATTTCTTCTATATAATGCATTTTCATATAAATATTTTGACATATTGCTTGGATCTTTCATTAAATCATTATAATTTTTTAAAAATAAATTCATATCTCTCATTGAATTATTGAAAACTATTACATTCTCATTCTTAAAACATATTATATCAATATATAATTTTAATATTTTTGCATTATTTAATAAATAAATTAGATCATAATTATCTATTATATTTAAACTATTATCATAATAATTATATTTTTTCAAATTATTTTTTTCATTATAAATATATATTATATAAACCATTAGTAAACTTATTCCTATATATATAATATTTTTGTGCGTTAAAATTTTAGATAATCTTTTTAATAAAATTACAAAAAATATAAAATAAAAAAAATAATTAAAATTTATTTTCATATATATATATATATTTTTATAAAGTTGTAGATTAAAATATATATTAACTTGTAATTTGTATAATATATAGTAAAATTGATAATATTATCAATGTTATTCCAAAATAAATACTTCTATTATCTTTTCTAAATATATTAATTAATTTAATTAGTATATTAAAAATTCCTTTAAAAACTTCATTACTATTATCTATATCACTAAAATGTTTTTTATTATTGTCTTTTATTTCTGATAAAAAATTGGTTAAATCTAAAATAATATTACTCATTTCTTGTTTCCACCTACTAAAAATAATTTTTAAAGGTAAATTTAATATATTATTTTGCTCTAATTGTTTAGTTTTTATGTCATTAGTTGATTTATTTAATTCTTCTAAAAATTTTTTTTCATCATTATTTAAATATTTTTTTATTTTTTTATTTTTAAAATTCATATTTATTATTTTATTATAAATTAATTATTATTAATTAATCTATTTTATTAATATTTAATATTGACCTCCTTCATACAATCTTAACAATCCTAATTTAACATTGTATTTTATATAATATGCAATTTTTTCGTAATATCGTTGAAATTCTGAACTAAATACATAATATATAGATATTATTATACAAATTACTACTAATAATATATGTGTCCTATTTTCTAATTTTAAAAATTCCATATAATATATATATATATATAAAATATTTATTACATTATAAATATATTGTATTTATATTTTTTCAATTAAATCTACATGCGTTAATAGATGTCTTTTACAGCAATATCTTTTTATTCCTAATGAATTAAATAATTTATTGCTTGCATCTATTTTTTTACAAATCTTATTACTATCCGTATCTGTTATACAAGATAAAAGATCTTCATCTTTATCTGACATACTATAAGCTTCTGTTAAAATTTTATATCTTTCATACTTTGATGATATCATATTATTACAAGTAAAACATCTTATTGGAATAATCATATTATTTTATAATTATAAAATAATTTTAAATAATATTAAATCAAATTATTTATATTTATTTTAAAGCTATGACTACTTTAAGAAATATTATATTATATATATATGACCTCATTAAATCTAAATTATAATAATTTTAAAATTTTAAAAAATGCATATGCTTTTATCAATAGTTTTACAAAAAATGATACACAAGAAGACAATCAAATATTAGAACCTTTAAGCACTATGATTATGTTATCTATTATTTCATTTAAAAATATAGGAACAAAAATAGCTATTAGTAATAATAAAATATATTTACATCCACCTAACGTAATTCAAGGTGCTGTAAGATGGACATTTGGTAATAATAGAGAAGAGATTCATTATTTATTAAAACCTATATTTAGAGCTTTAAATATATATAGCCCTTTAATTCACGAAATAAAAGACATTAGAATAATTTTTGAATATTCTATAAAAGGATTACGATTATTAAAAGATAGCTATAATAATACATCATCTGTATTATGTCATGCTATAGATCTTTATATTAATCTTATTAATAATTGTATTAAAAATAATACATCTAATAATATGGAAGTAGATACATTTAAAGAATTAGATAATATTAAAGATAAACTTCAATTAAGTCAGAAAACACGACTTAATCTTGATAATTTTTTTAAAGGATTATGGGATGAACAAGAAATTAAACTTATTTCCACTATGTTACAATTAGCTGAATTAAACACTAATGAAAAAAAAAGTTATATTGGAGCAATTGAATCTATTTTATCTACTAAAGAAAAAATAATTAATGAAACTATTAATAATGCTACTAAATTAATTACATAACATTTATTTATTAAAGCATATTTATATAAATATTTATAGAACAAATTTATTTATACAAAATTAAGTATTTTTATTAAATAGATTTTTGTCTTTATGATATTATCTATATATTTATATACATGGTAAAAAAGTTAATTATATAATATATTTTAAAACAAACTTATAATACGTTCATATTTTTTTATTAATATCTATAATTAATTTATTTAATGCCTACATTAGATGAGCTGTCATATCAATTAAGAGTTCAACATCAAAAAATATTACAAATTGCTTCACATATTAAAAATATAAATGAAACTCCTGATAATAATGAATTTGAATTACTTAAAACAAGAATTACTGCGTTAGAAACTCATCCTAAAACAGGTGCTCTAGGACCACAAGGACCACAAGGACCACAAGGACCTCCAGGAGCACAAGGACTACAAGGAACGCAAGGACTACAAGGAAAGCTAGGAGAACAAGGACCACACGGAGAAAAAGGAGAACAAGGACCACAAGGAAAGCTGGGAGAACAAGGACCACAAGGAGAAAAAGGAGAACAAGGAGAACAAGGAGAACAAGGAGAAAAAGGAGAACAAGGAGAACAAGGAGAACAAGGACCACAAGGAAACTCAAGTTCAAAAAAAAATAAACAAACTTAATTTTATTGTTATCATTTATATTAGTATAAGATATAGTAAAATAGTTTTATTACAATATTACACATGTAAATTCATAATTTAATAATAAATTAACCACCATTCAAGTGTAGTTGGATCATTTATATTAGAATAACAAGGATAACTCCTAATATTAAGTTGTTTGTTAAAACCCCATTTTCTTTCTTTATTAACTTTATCTGTTGATAAAGTTAATAAAATTAAATGTAATTATAAAAATAAAATTTATAAATTATTTAAATAGAGATGATAAAAATGAAATATAATTGTTTTTTTTAGTATCTTTGTTAGAATATATTTCATTAAATATATAATAATTTATAAAACTTTTAACATAATTTACGTCATAATTCCCTATAATTGAAATATTTAATTTATTAAAATCAAAATATTTTTTTGAAATATTCATTATATCTTCGGGTGTCACACTTTTATATTTTTCGAATAGTTGTTTTTTATTTATTATAGAATGTTGTTCTATAAGTTGTCTGCCATACCATTCAGATAAATTTAAACAACTTTCATCATCTAATGTTAATGTTCCTTCTAAAAATCCTATTATTTTTGATAATTCATCATCTTTAACTAATTCTGTTTTTAATTTATGTAATTCATGTATTATTATAGGTAATGCTCCTGGTCCAAATTTATCATCATTAAAAATACTCTCATATAATTGATTAAAATTATTTATATATTTAATTTCATTTATATTTTTTAAAATTAAACTATCTTTATCAAAACTTGTAACAATATTAATAGAACCATTATCTTTATATAAATTGACATCCGAACTAATGTTATAACTTAAACCATTCTTTTCTCTCATAGAGGTAAATAATCTTGAACTCATATTTCCTGCTAATATTGTTACTATTATTTCTAATATATATTTATCATTATTATATCTATCACATGAAGGAAATCCAAGAGCTAAATAAACTTGTTCTATCTTTTTATTATATATTATATTATATCTTGGCTCAGATTGTATATTTAATTTAGATTCTTTATTAACATTTATATTTTCGCAAAAATTATAATTATTAAAATAAGCATTTAATAAAAATTGTATTTCTATTTTACTTTTATTACTGCAAACAGATATAGAAATATTATTAGAACAATAATATTTTTTCCAAAATTTTATTATGTTCTCTTTTGTAAGATTATTAATATCTTTTTGTTCTCCTATTATAGGATACATTAAAGGATGATTTTTATATATAATTTTATCTAAATTCTCTATAACTTGTGTAATATGACTATCTTTATATTTATTTAACTCTTCTATAACTACATTACGTTCCATTTCTACCGCTTTTTCATTAAATAATGAATTAAATATCATATCACTTAGAATGTCTAATGCTACTTTAATATAGTCCGTTTTCACTTTAACAATAAAACAAGTTACATCTTTATCTGTGTATGCATTGAAATATGCACCTAAAGAATCTAATTCTATTGCAATAGCTTTCGCTATTTTACGTTTTTTTGTTCCTTTAAATAATATATGTTCTAAAAAATGAGATATACCTTTTTCAGCACTATTTTCATCGACTGAACCTACTTTTACAAATATCTGTATGGCTGAAATATTAGTTTTATTAGGAATATAAATTACATCTATATTATTTTCTAATTTAAATTTATAATAATCATACATTTATAATAATAATTAGATTATATTTATATTATTAAGATTATTTTCACTATAAGATACAAACAATTTATTATCTATATTTTTTAATTTATTATATTTTTCTTGTAAATTATTACAATCATTGTAAAAATAATCATACTTTAAAAATATATAATCATATATATCCATACTATTTTTTTCGTAATATAAACTATAATTTTGTTCAATAAAATCTTTATTTTTAATAAAATTTATTCTAAAATCTTCAGAAAAATTATCTAATAATATTATTTTTATATATTTTGTGGAACTAATACAAATTCCTAAATTTATATTATAAAAATCATCATTTATATTATCAATTTTAATAATAGATATATTGTTATTAATCTTATTATTATTAGTTAAAATGGTTAAGATAATTATATTTATATTAAAATTATTAAATATACAATTATTATATAATGTATTGATTTTATTAAATATATCTTGCATAAATTTATTGCTTTTATCATAAATTATTAATGTTAATTTTGAATAATTATTTTTATTACAATATATTAGTTTATAATCTTCTAAATTCCATAATAAATCTTTACTAAATATTTGTTGATTTCTACTATGTCTACAATCACTTTCTGTTACATCAGCTATTATTAAATTCGGATATAATACAATACATTCTTTAATATATTTTTTTTGAATAGTCTTTAATGGTCCAGAATCAAAAGGTAAATTAAATTTATCAATTTCTTCTATTAATTCTGTAAATATGCTATTATCAATTATAACACCAAATGCTCCATCAATATTTCCTTCAGCAAAATAATATTTATTTTTTTTTATTTTAATTAAATCTTCATTACTTTTATTTTTAAGATTTCTGTCATTTGCGCCTAAATATAATAATTTCCATTTTATATCTTTTATAATTTTTAATTGTTCTTGTAATCTATCATAAAAATTATCTATAAAAAATATATCATCTTGTAAAACTAAAATTTTAGAATATTCTTGTCTTATTGCATCAAATAACATATTTTTCATAGAAAATAAAATAGCTAAACTACCAGACGAAGGAATAGATTTTTTATATCCTAAATTTTTTCCTTTTAAAAATAATAATAATTTTGAATAATAATAATTATATAAAATATTAATAATTTTATTATTTCCATCAATTCCATAAAATTGCTCAAAATTATAAATTTCTATATTTTTTAATCTTTCTACTGAATTATTATAACGATCTATTCTTCTAAATAAATTTAATAAATAGATATTATCAACTAAATTGTATAAATAATTTTCTTTAGAATAATTATCATCTATTGTATCATTTATAATTTCTTTTTTAAAAAATTTACTTCTAATACATTCTTTATGTTGTAAATTTATGTTATTAAATATATTTTCAAAATATAATTCTATGAATATATCATTTTCATCTATTTTTTTATAATTATCTATATTATTTAAAAATTCTATAGGAGATAAATAATTACATTTTCCTGATTTTATTTTTTTATATATTTTATTTTCTTGATTATTTTTTAAAAAATTTTTATCAATAACTATATTATTGTATAATTCTCCTATAAACGTTATATCAGATTTTTTTAAAACAAAATTATTATATTCATTAATACTATATACTTTTATATTATAAAAATTTCCTATGTTTATAATATAATCTTCAATGTTTTCTATTAAAATTATTATATTAATATAATTTCTATAATAATTAAAAACATTTAATAAAAAATTAATATCATCATAATAATATTTAATTAATATATTAACATTTATCAATTTTGAAATATTTTCTGAATTTTCATATATTTCTATATTACTTGTTTTATCATTATCTATTTGTTTTATATCATTTATTCTTTCACTATTATTTGTTTTATCATTATCTATTTGTTTTATATCATTTATTCTTTCACTATTATTTGTTTTATCATTATCTATTTGTTTTATATTATTTATTCTTTCACTATTATTTATTTTTTCAAAATAATATATTTTTGGATTAATTTTTTTTTGAACATTAACTATGTTCAATAAATTTGTTTCACTTTTCAAAGTATTAAATTTGCTATCATTATCTTTATTAGTTAATAATTTATCTTTTTTTATTTCTAATTTATTATTATGATTTATTAATAAATTATTTTTATTTTCTTCAATACTTTCTTTTATTAGTTTTTTATTTGTTGTTATAATAGGATTATTTCTTATATTTTTAGATATTTTTAGATCTTTTGTTATACTTTTATCTAAAATATTAGATAAAACTTCATTATTATTATTTATAGAATAATCTTTAAGATTAATATTATTATCAACAATTAATTTTATAAATTTTTTATCATTCTCCTTTAAATTTTCTATATCATTATAATTATTTTCATATTTAATTAAATCTCTAATATTATCATTTTCATTATTTATATGTTTAGATATTTGTAAACCTAAATTCTTTCCTATATTATACCAATGTAATATTGCTTTTCTTTTATCTTTTATACCTTCTTTTATTAAAAAACTATTGTTTTTCAGATAATTTTTCCAATTAAATATATTCTTATCAATATGATAACCTATTTTTCCCTCATATCTTCCAATATTTATCCAATGTTCATAAGCATTATTTTTATTACTAATTTTATATTTTTTTATTAATTCTGGATATAAAAATATATAAAATTTCCAGTCAAACATTATAATTAATATAAATATTTATTATTTTATCTTAAAAAACTCATATCTCTTCAAATATTTTCTAATCTAATATGTTAATTAATATTTAATAAATGCTAAATTTATTATAGTTTTGTAACAACGTATTCTGTTAATAAATATTTCTAATAAATTTTATTTGTATTTTTTTTTTTTATATTTATTTTATATGATAGACAATGATTGGATTCTTGTTAATGATTTATCTAATAATATATCAAATAATTGGGAATTAATAAATTTTTCAAATTTTGCTGGATATATATATAAATCAGATATAATTAGCTATACAAATATACTAAAATTATTTAATTATAAAAATATAGGATTTAACCATTATAAAGATAATTTAATTAAAGATAGATTTAATTTAATTAGTAAATATTTTACTATTCAATATATGATTAAACAATTACAAACAACATTAAATACAAATCGCGTATTAAGTGGTTTCAAAATAATGCATGATTGTCATTTTTTTTATCATTAAATTTTAACTATTTTTATTTATTATTAATAAACCTAATATAATTAATATACATCCTAATATTTTGAAGTTATTTAAATCTTCTTTAAAAATAAATAATCCAATTAATAAAGTTAGAAAAATTACTATAGGTTGAATTTGTGGCATAATAAATGTTGCTTCATTTTCTTTTAATAGTTTTATTAATGCAATGGATGATATAACGGTTAATAAAGCCCCTACTACACTATACATTAAATCAAATTTGCTTAAATTTTTTAAACATTTTACACTACATTGTCTATTATAAAATAAATACATAAAATAAATTATTATTAATATACTGCATAAAAAATGATTAAAAAACATAAATTCCTCTGAACTTAATTTAGAAACTCCTTTCTTTTTTAAAAAAGGATTTATTGTCCAACTTAATACTATTAATAATATAAATAAATATGTTCTTTTATTCATATAATATATATAATAATATATATTAAACCAATATATATTATTTAAAACTTTTTGTTATACTCATATATGTTATAATAAAGATACCTAGATAATATTTATATTAAAATATTTACATAGTATTACAAAGTATTTACATAGTATATACAAAGAATTACAAAGTATTTACATAGTATATACAAAGTATTTACATAGTATATACAAAGTATTTACATAGTATATACAAAGTATTTACATAGTATATACAAAGAATTACAAAGTATTTACATAGTATATACAAAGTATTTACATAGTATATACAAAGTATTTGCATAGTATTTACAAAGTATTACAAAGTATTTGCATAGTATTTACAAAGTATTTGCATAGTATTTACAAAGTATTACAATGTATTTGCATAGTATATACTAAGTCTTAATATTTTTAAGTTGTTTAATTTTCTCGAAATTTAAACAACTTAAAAATATTATGTTTATATTTTATATTATTTTATACAGCATAATTATCATTTGATTTTAAAAAAAAATAAATAAAAAAAAAAAAATAAGAATTAATTTTTATTTTGAAAATTAAATATTGTTATAGAGTATATATTATAAAATGGATATGTTTGGTGCAGGAAGATACAACAAGGGGCCTCCAAGAGGCCTGCGTAGGCAAGGTCACGGACTTGAGAGAGGGAAACGTCAGCGTCTTTATAGTAAAGATCCGGATTCACCCCCAATATATACTCAGAAAGATCTGATAGGATATCATGCTAAGTCAGCTCCACTAAGTATTCTTTCACAGGAACAATTACGTAAGCACTTGGACCAAAATGGTCAAGTGGGAAGAATGCTTGAATCGGGGACAGTGGCTGGATATGTACTGGAGTCAAATGGAGATAAAAAATGGACCACGGTTAGCTGGGATGGGCCAATCTCCCCAGAAATGAGAAAACAGCGAATGAGCCATGCCAGAAAAATGCTTAGATCAAAAATGAACAGGGTCCCTATCACTACAAGACAGGCCGTCATAGGTTTTAATGCCCATTACGATCCAGCAAGAAATTGGAGTGGAAAAACTATAGAGGGGGCCGCTCACTCTAAACAAAGAGATATTATGACAAATAACGCAGCTCACCACGTCAGAGAAGACACAAGATATTTAACAAATCCAGGACTATATGAATTTGATGGTGTAGATTATAACATGCCAGGTGCTTCAGACTATGTAAGATCTGCCGGCCAAAAGGCATGGAATATACATGTTAAAAAGACTTATAAAAGTATGATGGATCAAGGATTACTTGATAACGTTCTAAATGTAGATAGAATAGGTTATGTGACCAAGGAGGCAAAAAAGACTTTTAAAGCATCGGGTGTAGCCGCGCTTGCCAGTAAACAAGGCCCTAAAAAAGTAAGATACCAGCCAGCCCCTATGGCCAGATCAAACAGCTCTCCAGGACGATTCGGCCAGAGTGCACGGCAGAGAGGTGGTGAATTTAATTGGTAAATATTAATATAATTATTTAAAAATAATTATATTAATTAATCTAACAAAACTTTATTATTTATTTTAAATACAATATACTAAAATTATATTTTTTTTAAAAATTCATTTCTAGAATTTTATTTATTTGGTAATCTTTAGATTTTTCATTAATGCTAGTATCTTCTGAATTAATATCATTTTTACAAGTATAATTTAAACTAGTATCTTCTAAATTAATATCATTTTGAATAATAGGATCTGATACAGATTCATAAATATTTGTATAAAGTATATTATTTTGGTCAATTAAATTTTCTTCAGAAATAATATGATCAATAATATTAATTTCATCATTAATCGATGTATTAGAAGAATGTTTATTTAAAATTTTCTCATTATCTTCATTATTATTTATAGAAAATAGTTTTTTTAAATTGTTTTTATCATGATTAATATGAGATTGAAAATTTTTTTGATTATTTCTAAATAATTCTAAAGTTTTTATAGTATTTGGTTTACAATAATATTTTTTTTTTGTTATAATCTTATATTTGGTTTTAATCTTAATTTTTGTTGAATACCAAGTAAATTTATGGAAGTTAATCATATTAAATTATATTAATATTAAATTTAAACTTTAAGTAAATGATTTATATAATTTTTTTTAATTAATAATGATAAATTATCGATACTTTTAGTTAAATTTATAATTTTTGTTTCTTGCTTTTTATTTTCAGAAAGTAAAATTTGTATTTGTTTTTTAATATCAATATTATCAATGTTATCAATATTATTTCTATAAACAATATGATACAAACCTGTTGTAGTATTTTTTACTATCCAAAATACAGAATCCATAATTACATTTAATAGAATATAAAATATCATATGAATACTATAAATATTTTAAAATAAATATTTTAAATTAGCATGGACTACATTTTTTTTTATTATCGTCAGGTATATGATAAACTGCATTACTCCAATTTTGTCCCCAT